TGCTGGCAGGTATTACCGAGATAAGCGAGCGACTACTGAGCAAGCAGTACGCCTACCAAACCCGCGGTACAACCAGCGTTAACCTACTGCTGATTGATGCCAATTGGCAACCCAGCACGGATATTGTCTACCAGGTAGCCAGAACACTTGGCGCAGGCCGGCTGATGCCCTGGCACGGTAGATACGTCAGCGCGACGACAGCCCCTATTGAAAGCTGGAAACGGGAGCCAAGCGACAAAGTAGGGCCAGGCTGGAAAACGCAGCTGGGCCGGAGAAATCAGCGGCACCTGATTTGCGATGTGAACCAGTGGAAAACCGTAGTAGGCCAGCGAATTAAGACGACCGACGACAAAACAGGCATTACGGTGTTCGGGGATCGCCCAGATACCCATGCAATGCTGGCCGACCATTTGAGCAGCGAATACGCCATAGACTCTAGCAGCGAGTCTACGGGCCGGCGGGTGTTGGAGTGGAAGCTAAGGCCGAACCGCGACAATGAATGGTTTGACGGCCTGGTGGGTTCAGCCGTGGCAGCCAGTTTTCTAGGTGCAGCCCTGCCAGGCCAAACCGTCAAGCAGCACAAGCAAAAAGTGAGCTGGCGTGAGCAGCAGCAAGCTAAGCGGCATACTCGGTAAGTAATTTCCAGCCAAGGGACTTGGAAAAATAAAAAGGAGTTTCCATGAGTCAGGGTCTGACCTGCCCAAAGTGCGGCTGCGCTGATTTGCGGGCATGGACAACACGCAACGCAGGTGCCACCAAAAGCCGCGTCAGGATTTGCAGGAATTGCAATCATCGAGTGCTGACAGCGGAAAAAATTTTGGGCAATTTGTCCAGTACTGGACGAAAGCCAAAAGATAAGCCGCCAGGCAATTGACTAGCGCTGTGGCATTCTAAAAACTTGGGGGATGAGCAACCCCAGCGACCTTGAAAACACGATTGAAACCGCAGCAGAGAACCCGCAGTCTGCCAGCGTAGACGGTGTCACCGTTACCCAGCGCAGTTTGTCGGAACTCATCGAAGCCGATAAATATCTACAGGCCAAAAAGGCATCGAGGCGCAAAAATCGAGGGCTGCGTTATACGCGGATAGTGCCGCCAGGTGCCAATTGATAAACCTGTTTCGGCGCCTATTCCCAAAAACCAAAACACGGCTGGTCAGGGTGCGAGCGAAATACGACGCAGCCCAGACCACCTACGACAACCAGCGGCACTGGGCAGCGGCAGACGACCTATCGGCTAAAAGTGCCAATAATGCCCATGTGCGCCGGCAGCTAAGAAAACGCAGCCGCTACGAAATCGCTAACAACAGTTACGCCCGAGGCATTGTTTCTACGCTTGCCAACTACACTATCGGCAGCGGCCCAACGCCTGGAATTACCTATCTGGGTAACATGCTAGAGCGCCAGGACGTCAGCGAACTATCTGCTGTCGTCATGCGGCTATTCCATGAATGGTGGCAGGAAGCCGAGATTCAAAACAAGCTAGCGACTGCTGGCGAAACAGTGCCGCGGGATGGTGAGGCGTTTTTCACAAAGTACACCAGCGCTAACCCGTTTTGGCGTTCACCAGTGCGCCTCAATGTTAGGCTGCTGGAAGCCGATCAGTTTGAAACCGACAATTTGCAGGGCCAACTGGGCAGCGACGAAAGCGGCGTGGAGCTAGACCAAAACGGCGACATCATGGCCTACTACCTGTTGCCCTATCACCCAGGCGACACCTTTAGTCCGATCCAGTCAGCCATCAGGGTTAGCGCCCGCGACGTCTATCACCTGTACCGAGCAGATCGCCCTGGGCAACTGCGTGGTATCCCCTGGCTAACGCCCTCGCTAAACATTTTCGCCCAGCTGCGTAGATTTGTTTTAGCCACGCTGACCGCAGCCGAGACAGCCGCAGACCATGCAGCCGTTTTAGAGCAGATGGCGGGCGCTGATGACGAGGATCAGGCCGAACCCTGGGAGCGCATGGAGATTGAGCGCGGGGCGATGGTAACGCTACCAGCCGGCGCCAAGCTGAGCCAATTCAAAGCTGAACACCCCAACGCGACGTTTGAGCAATTTATTACAAGCATGGTGCGTGAGGCGGCCCGCTGCGTAGATATGCCAGCAGTGCTGGCTATAGACGCCTCCAAATACAACTACGCATCTGGCCGACTTGACCTGCAAGCCTTCTGGCGAACCCGCGGGGCTGAACGCGTTTTGATTTACGAGCGACAGTTTTTAGACCCGCTATGGCGCGACTGGTTAGACGAAGCCTTGTTAATACCTGGCTACCTGCCCGACCTGTTTGCCGAGACTGCCTACGACTGGGCGCCACTATGGCGCTGGAGCGAGGCCGAGCATGTGGACAGGGCAAAAGAGGCAGCCGGCCAAGCAGCCGAGCTGGCGAACCATACCACGACGCTAGCCCGAGAATATGCCCGCAGGGGTTTGGACTGGGAAGATGAGCTAAAGCAGCGAGCGAGGGAATTGGAAGTTATGCGCGAACTAGGGCTGACCGCAGCCCAGGCACAGCCGCAGCCACAAGCCCAGCCGCAGCCGCAGCCCATCGAGCAGCCACAGGAAATAGAGGACAGCCCAGAGGATGAAATCGAGGACGACCTAGAGGACTCGGTAGAGGATAGCCCAGATGAGCAAGCCTGAACGCATTGAATTATCAAGCCAAGCCACAATTGAGCTACAGGCCGACATCGAGGGCATACCAGCCAGGCCGACTGTGGCTATTAACGCTTACAACGGTGGCCCAGTACGCGTAGGCGGCTATCGGCACCCAGTTGTTATCGACCTGGAAAGCCTACAGACGCCAACCAGCATACCGCTATTTCGCAATCACGACAGCGACCGCATTATTGGCCATGGATCGCCAACAGTGCTGCCGCCTAACCGCCTGGACATTGGCGGCGTGATTAGCGCCAGCAGTCCCGACGCTGAGCAGGTTATCGACCTGGCTAAAGGCGGATTCCCCTGGCAGGCATCGGTAGGCGTGGATGTGATCGCCAAGCCGCAGTTTTTGGCTGATGGCGAAATGGCCATGGTAAATGGATCAAAGGTAAATGGCCCCGCATATGTTGTGCGAGGTGGTGAGTTGTACGAGGTAAGTTTTGTGACACTAGGCGCAGACCGCACAACCAAAGCAACGGTGGCCGCGCAAAGAGAGGAAACTGAGAAAATGGAAGATAGAACAGAAAGCACAGACTCGGCAGACGTTCAAGGACTGTTCGACCAGATCAAGCTGGAAAAACAGCGACAAAAAGAAATTGTTGACATTTCTAAGCGATACATTGAGCTAGGTTACGACGTCAACACGGTACAGGCAGCCGCAACCCATGCCCTAGACAACAAAACCGACGCGCAGCAATTTGAGCTGGGCCTGGTACGCAGCAGCCGCGGCGTGAACATCCGACGCAGCAGCGGCCAAAAGCTGACCGGTGAAGTCATCGAGGCCGGCCTGGCATTGGCAATGGGCAGCGCGTTTGACAGCGAAAAATACTACAAGCCGCAGGCGCTGGAAGCTGCCCGAGAAAACTGGAAGCGCGGTTTGACCGTTACCGAGTTTTTGCGCATGGCAGCCCGCAGCAATGGCTGGACGGGTGAAAGCAACAAAGACGTTAAGAGTCTGCTGAGAGCAGCATTTGCCCCAGTCGAAGCCGCCAGCGGTGTATCGACCTACGACGTATCGGGCATTTTGTCCAACGTCGCTAACAAGATGATTATGGACGCCTTTAACGCAGTCGATAACGCTTGGCGACAGATCGCCCTCATTAGCCCAGTTAGCGACTTCAAGCAGATGGAAACGTATAGCCTAGTAGGCGACGTGGACTACGAAAAGCTGGGCCGAGGCGAGCGAATCAAACACGGTACGCTGAACGAAGTTCAGTACACCAACCAGGCCGACACCTATGCCAAGTTTATGGGCATTGATCGCCGCGACATTATTAACGACGACATGGGCGCATTTAACCGCGTTCGTCAGCGTTTGGGCCGAGGGGCTGCAACCAAACTGAACAAAGTGTTCTGGACTGAGTTTATGGACAACTCATCGTTTTTTGCCTCGGGCAACAACAATTACATCAGCGGCGCGACAACTAACCTTGCAAGTGAAGGTCTGCGCCAAGGTGTTGAAAAGTTTATGAAACAGACTGACCCAGACGGTGAGCCGTTGGGCATCATGCCACGCATTCTGCTAGTACCGCCAGAACTGGACAGCATTGCCCGTGAGTTGTTTGTTTCGACTAACAACAATACTGGCGGAGCTGCAACGACTGAGCGAGTACCAAACGCTAACGTGTTTGCTAACCGATTCATTCCGGTTTCGACCCCGTACCTAAGCAACAGCACGTACACAGGCTACAGCACAACCGCCTGGTATCTGCTGGCTAGCCCAGCTGAAATGGCAACCATCGAAGTTGTTTTCCTCAATGGCGTGGAAACCCCGACCGTGGAAATGGCCGACGCTGATTTTGATCTACTTGGTATTTCCATGCGAGGCTATCACGACTTCGGTGTTAACCTGATGGAAAAGCGAGCTGGGGTTAAGAGCAAAGGCGCAGCATAGTGGATTTACTTGCCAACGGCGCTGAGTGGCTGCGAACGCAGCGGAAAAGCTATTTAGGGCAAACTGTGGTGTATGCCCAGGATGGTGATACCGTCAGCGTTACAGCTACCAGCGCTGAAACCAGATTTGAGACCGATACCGGCGACGGTGTTTTGTTAACTGGTAGGCAGGTGGATTGGTTGATAGACGTAGCAGATTTAGAGGCAACGCTGGGTGCAGGGACGCGCCCGCTACCTGGCGACAGGATACAGGCCGGCAGCGGCGCATCAGCGATCCAGTACACAGTGGTGCAGATTGGCGGTGAGGCTGCTTGGCGCTGGCATGATCGCCAGCAAAAGACACTGAGGATACACAGCATTGAGACAGGAGCCGGCGCGATATGACCAGCGTCTGGTTTGGCCTGAGAAACAAGATTAAGACACAGATTAACGGTTTGACTGGTTACGAAACCATCGTAGCCAACATACCTACGATAGACCGCGCCGAACTGACCGCACCTAAGATTTTAGTAACGCCAGCCGACGCAACGATTGGGTTTAGAAACCGCAGCAACACCCCCAAAACCATGGCCGTTTTTGTTGCGTTTTTTGCCCCACTTGGAACAGATACAGCGACCTGGGACGATGACGCCGAGCTGTGGCTGGGTGATGTAGAGTTGATACAGAAAAACCTGATGGACGACCCGCCAGAGGGCTGGCGAGCTATTGAGGTAGAGTGGCCAGTACCTATCAGTGAGGATAGGTGGCGAAATTACAGCCAGTTTTCAAGTGTGTTACGAGCGAGTTACGAGGAGCTAGCATGATCGAGAGTATCGAGGAACTAGAAACGACGCTGACCGCTGGTATCCCCATGAGTGGCGGCCTGATGAACAAATTAGGCGTGATTGACCGCCTACTAGACAAGCTGGGCCAGCTGGTGGCGTTTATTGGCGATTTGCCTAAAGAGAAAATCCTAGAGATGCTGGGCCAGGCGTACGACGACTACATCGGGCCGCTGGACATTCCAGGCATTCCAAACATTTTGATTGAAGCGCAACTGGATGCCATGCTGCGCGAAGTGTTTTTGGCTATTGCTGCAAGGATCATTGACCGTGTTAATCAGCAATAACCGCGCACAACTTATTTTTGATTTGCTAATGCTGACCTCGCTATTGTCGTTCGGTCTAGTGCTAGGCTGCCAGCGCGGCCAGCCAAAGGTAGAAACGACCGCAAGCCGGTTTTTGAAGGATTACGCAATTGGCATGAGTGGTGCGTTTATTGAAGCAGCAGCCGCAGTGGAGAATGGTGTAATCAAAACCGATGCAGAGCTGCTAGAGTTTTTGCAACCAGTGACTGCCCAAGCGCGCAAAGAGGCAGCCATTGGCATTGACCAGTACCTCGAAAACAACCTAAGCAACGGCGAGCTAAAGAAATCAGACGTTACCGTACTACGCGACCTCGGGCAGCAGTTTAGGGGCGTTTATGGACGATAACTACGGCTACAGATTAGACCTCGAAAACCGCGACGCCATTATTGAGCAATCGCCAGCGTTTTTGCTTAAAATGAGTACCGAGCCAGAGCGCGTAGACCCGCGGCCAATTTTGGTTACAGAGGATCAGGGCAGCATGGGCAGCTGCCAGGGCCATAGCCTATCGAGTTGCTTAGAGTGGTGCCACTATCTGGCGACTAAAGGCCATTACCTGCAACTGAGCCGGCTATTTGCTTACCTGGGATCGCAGCGCCTTGATGGCATTATTGGCGACAACGGCAGCACGTTACACGGTGGCGCCAGGTTAGCCAAAGACTACGGTATCTGCCCAGAAAACATCTTGCCCTACCCAGTGCCAGCGGTTTACCCCCGCGGTGGCTGGCAAAGCATGAGCAGTGCAGCCTGGGACGCAGCGACAAAATTCAAGATCGCCACAGCGCAGTTTATCGAAACCGAGCCACAGGCTAAGACCTGGCTAGCCGCAGGAGCTGGGCTAGTCAACATCGGGATCGCCTGGGGCCAGGCTATGACGCCAGACAGCCGAGGTTGTATCAAGTCATTCAGGCCAGGTGGTGGCGGCCATGCAGTTGTACTAGGTGGCTATTTACCAGATGCAGCTGTGGGCGTCAGCAGCGGCGACGGATATTGGTATTTACTACATAACAGCTGGTCAAAGCGCTGGGGCATGAATGGCTGGGCGTATGTGGCCCCTAACGCCGTACGCCAGATGCTGGAATCAAGATTTACGACTTTCGTTGGTTTAAGTGATATGACCGACGTCAAGCCGCGAGAAATCGACTTTACCGAGGAGAGCGCAGTAGCATGATTGCAACCATGATTTTAACCGTAGCACTTGCCCAGGATTGCCCTAACGGCCAATGCCAGATGCCCCAAAAGCCGGCACCAGCCGCAGCGGTGGTAGTTAGCCAGCCAGTGCGTCAGTTGGTTAGCAAGCCAGTTAAGCGGGTGCGTTTGTTTGGCCGTAAGCTGCTGCGTGGCTGCCGATGATTAACCTGAGGCTCGATTTAGCAAAGGTGCAGTTTAACGCGCGACCTGTGCTATCAGCCAAAGACAAAGGCACCAGGCGAGCGCTGATAAAGGCCGGCGCGTTTGTTCGCAGCGATGCCAAACGAAGCATGAAAAAACGAAAGCGGCCAGCCGAGGAAGGGCAGCCGCCTAGAGAAGTCAAAGGTCAGTTAAAGAAGTTTTTGTTTTTTGTCGTAGACAAAGCCGAGAGCGTGACTATAGGGCCAATTAAGCTGAGCAACACCAAAGCACCTGGAACGCTGGAATACGGCGGAGCCAGAACAACGATGAGGCTAGTGAGGGGTAGAAAGCAAGCAGTAAAAGCTGATTACAAGCCGCACCCCTACATGAACCCAGCGTTAGACAAAAACGCACCAAAAGTACCGGAGCTATTTAAAAACGCATTCAAGTAAGGATTGATAGTATGGCAGTGCTAAAGGGCATTGACTGCAAGGTATATCGCAACACGGCAACCTACGGCTCACCAACGTGGGCGCTGGTTAACCCAACGATAGAAGTGACTGTTAACCTAGAAAACAGCACGTTTGACGCATCGAATCGCGACAGCAACTACAGGCTACAGTTGCCAGCGCTGACCGACATCAGCGTAGATTTTCGGTTTCACAAAGACAAAGACGACGCAGATTTTTTGGCACTCGAAACCGCAGCCCAGACCCGAGCGAATTTGGATCTGTTGATTTTGGATGGATTGCAAACGGTAGCCACTAGCGATGGCTGGCGCGTCCTGGGATTCTTTAGCAGCTGGACAGAATCGCAGCCGCTTGAGGATGCCATTACTGTTGACGCTACCTACGTTCCAGCAGCTGTAGCCAACGCTGTGGCCGTAGCAACAGGAACAGCACCACCACCATGATAACTTTCAGCGACGGACAGAAAACCTGGCATCTGCGCTGGACGGTGGGTGTCTGCCGAGACTGCCAGGGGCTGGGGTACCTAGACGCCGAGGGCAATGAGCAGCGGCTAAACCCAGGACTCATTGAAGTATGGTTTCCAGCCCTGTTCACCAACCCTGTGCTGGTCTGCGATTTGGTTTGGGCAGCTGCTAGAAAGCAACACCTAGACCGCAGCAAAGAGCAACTAGAGGACGTATTAGCCGGCGAAGTTATAGACGCAGCCAGGGAGGCGCTACTCGATGAAATCCTAAATTTTATCAAGAGCCAGGTAAGCCGTTACAAAGTGCTGAGCCTGATGAGGAACCAGGCCAGGGTGGCACTAGAGGAAAGCTACGCGGAAATAGCAAACCAATTGACGGGTACAGATTATCAATTGAATGCGCAGGGGAAATCGGAATAGACCCAACTGACCTGACGCTGGGCGAGCTGCTGCTGATGGTAGGCAGTAGGCGCAAAGCAGAATGGGCCAGGGCGGGTACAATAGCCGCAGCAGTGTACAACGTACACAAACGCAAAGGCGGCAAAACAATTAAGCCGAGCGATTTTTACAAGCCGCTAGGCGAATCAAATGTGAGCTGGAAACAGGCAGTAGAGCAGTTTAAGAAAAGGAAACCAAAGCAATGAGTCAGGCCGAAGTAAAGACAGTGACAGACATTTTGCCCTATGTGCCAAGCAGCGCAGCGGCAGCGGGTGACGTAGCCCGAGTTGGAGGTATTTTAGGCGTAGTAGCAACCGACCTCGCAGCCAGTGAGCGAGGATCGCTAGTAGTCAATGGCACAGTCAAGCTGCCTAAGATTACCGGCGCGATTACCCGCGGCGCTAAGGTATTCTGGAACCCTACCGGCGATCCAGTCAGCGGCACAGCCGGCAGCGGCGCGGCGACCGTAACGGAAACCTCCGGCAGTTTTGTCGGCTACTGTGTGGAAAGCGTAGTGAGCGGCGACGCGTCTGTAGTGGTCTATTTGACCGGCTCAGGCGAACAGGGCGTACAGCAAAAGCGCTTCCGAGTCACAACCGCCCAGGTTAACGCAGGGTTTACCTTGTTGCCAGCGATTGCAGGGGTTCAGTATCAGCTAACAGACCTGGCCCTTATTGCGATTGGCGGCAACGCACAAACTGCAACCGGCGTTATGGTACGCGGCACCCAGTCGGCCAGCGTGGTTAAGCTCATGGACGCCAAGGTAGCTGGACTTACCCAGTCTACGCTGTTGCGAATCGGAACGGCCACCAACGGCCTAATCCTGGCCGATGGCGCATCATTTGTGCCAAACGACGCCAACACGGCTATCACCATTATCAAAGATGGTAGCGACCTGGCGACCGCAACGCATATTGACGTACTAATCAGCTACAAGACGGTAATCAGCTAACGCGGGGCCGCTATGGCATCCAAGCAAGGCATTGAGGCAGGGGGCGCATTTGTTCGCATTTTCGCGGACGACTCGCCCTTGCGCCGAACACTAAAGCAAGCAGCAGACCGACTGAAAGCGTTTGCTAAGCCGTTAATAGGCGCTTCCAAGTTAATTGGCGGCGCCCTATTGGCGTCTGGTGCCGCAGCTGCTGCTGCTACTCGCAGTTTCGCAAACTATGGCGATGAGGTCGGTGACGCAGCCGCGCGAACAGGATTAACGACAGAGGCATTGTCTGAGCTTGGTTACGCGGCCAAGCTATCAGGCAGCGACCTCGGTACGCTAGAAAAGGGATTTCGGACGTTCACTAAGGCGCTGGTGTCTGGCGGCAACGTCCAGGCACTAAAGCAACTGGGCCTAGACCCTGAAACGCTAAAGCAGCAATCGCCTGACCGACAACTGGAGGCTATCTTTGCCGCGTTCCAGAAAATAACCAACCCGACGCAGCGGGCAGCCCTAGCGATGCAGGTATTTGGCAAGGCTGGCGCGGATATGATACCGCTATTGTCTGCCAGTGGCGAAGAAATGGCAGCCATGCGGCAGGAAGCCAAAAAGTTTGGCGTAAGCCTATCAGCCGAGCAGGTAGCAGCAGCCGCGAATTTTAACGATGCTATCGACAAAATGGGCATGGCCCTACAGGGCGTGGCTAATTTGATTGGTGGCGCATTAGCCCCGATTTTAACTTACCTCACAGACGCTGTGCTAATAGCCGGCCAGGCGTTTGCGCAGTGGCTAATGGATGTTTTGAAATTTGTCGCGTCAGCACAAACTGCGTTTGCTACATTGCAAGTGGCATGGGCAGCTACGACCGAATTTTTTGGTAACGCATTTAGCTACGCGGTGCAGGGAATCTCGTCAGCCTTGGTAGTAATGCAAACCACAATCGAGGGCGTTTTCGATACAGTAGCGACAAACATACAAATCGTCTGGGCCAAAGCCATGCAGGCCATGACTGGCGCGACCTTTAGCATGGTACAGAAAATCAGCAAACCGCTGGCCGATGTGCTACGAGGAGCTGGGCTGGATAGTGCAGCGAATTTTATCCAGGGTGCAGCGACTGGCATTGGCGTAGGCGCCCCCATGATCGCAGCAGAGCAAAGCAAAGAGTCAGCCAAGCTAGGTACTGAGCTAGAAAAGCGTAGGCAGCAGCGTGAGCTAGACCAGGCCGCCATGCTGGCGAACATTCAAGAGGACGCAGCCAGGGCGCGATCGCAGCGAACCCAGGCCGTGGTAGATGCTCAAACCAAGTTAGCCGAGTCTATGGCAGCTGACCAGAAGCGGGCCAGCGAGGAAGCGGCCAAGCGGGCCGAGCGAGCGCAGTTAGAGGCAGGTGTAGCCTTTGCGGGTGCAGGTGGTGGCATGGAAACCGCTGGGACGTTTGCAGCACAGGCCATTGCGGGACTTGGGGCGCAGAGCCTCCAGCAGGACATGCTAAACGCCCTTAATAAAGTGGCTGCTAATACCGGCGCCATTGTGGACGAAGTTGCCAACGGGGGTCTGCAATGACGATAAGCGTTATAGAGCATTCACCAGAGAGCCGCAGCGGTGACGCATCGAGGGACGGAAAGGATAGCCGCGCCGAGTTGGTGTACATTGTCAGTGGTACTGCCATTTTAGGCGTGGCGCTCGATGCAGCAGACGACGTAGCCCCAGCAACGTTTCAGGGCTGCGTTAAGCGTGGTCTAGGCTACGAGGCCATGAGCAATGACGCCTGGAAAATACGCGTTCGGTACGACAAAGCTAGGCGTTTGCTTGTCAATGAGTACGAGTACGAGTTTGACATTGGCACCCAGAACCAAAACATTACGCAGAGCAAGCAGACGACTAGGTACAGAATACCCAACAGCGGCACAACCCAGGCACCCAATTTTCAGGGTGCAATCAACGTGCAGGATGGCCGAGTTAACGGCGTCGACGTACTGCTGCCTACGTTTAGTTGGTCTGAGACTTTTATTTTTCCAGCTAACGTAGTAACCGAAACCTACAAGAACACCCTGTACAACCTGACTGGCACTAAAAACAATGCGAGTTTCAGGCAGAAGGCAGCCGGTGAGGTTCTGTTTGCGGGCGCACGAGGCCGGCTACGCAACGAAGATGAGTTTTCTCTACAGTTTTCGTTTGTCGCCTCGCCTAACGTGGCTAACCTGAACGTCAACGGGATGTTTATTAACAAAAAGGGCCATGATTTTGTTTGGTTTTTGTACGCTGACCAAGACGACAGCACAGGGCAGGCCATCGTCAAGCGGCCAGTTTGTGCCTACGTCGAAAAGGTTTACGAGGATGCCGACTTCTCGCTACTGGGGATCGGCCAATGACCGTTTTTCTAACAGGGCAAAATCTAACCCGAAACCTGACAGCCAAAGACGCTAACCGGATGCTAAAAGTGGCCCAGGAAGCGGAAGCCGGCGCGGGTAACTTGACAACCAAGCAGATCAGGAACGCCTGGGAAAACGGCCATATTTTAGTGCGTAACGATTGGGGTGTATATTTGCCAGCGTTTGCAGTGACTGGCGTAGGGCCAGCGCAGTATCTGTACGACGTCAGAAATTTACCTCGCAGAGATAGACAGCAATCAGTTATTTACTCCGCACAGCTAATACGCCTTAAAAAGCATTGGTTTAGGCATGGCGTAGTTCAGCAACGCGCAGGCATAGGCGAAATAGTCCCGTGCGCCATTAACGGCGTTAGTTTTGCGCAGGTTAGATATTCAGGCATATCTACGAATCAGATGCTAGGCGTTAAAGTGGCGCTTCAGGACTGGGATCAGCAATCTACCCAAGCAGGCGGTATATTTTTTCCAGAAAGAGAATTTAGCACGTTTTTTGGCCATGCCGAGTTGTTACAAGCGAGCAAAGAAACTTTTCCAGAACGCCACAGATCGCTGGTTAAACTACACCAAAGAAATACAGTGTGGCGCGCAGTGCTGACTAACCGCGTCGATTCCCTAGAGTTTGATGGTTATTTGTCGGCATACGGTAGTTTCACCTGGTCAACTATCAAGATTTTTGACGTTTGGAGCGTGATGCCTAACACGACTGATTTGCCAACCGGCAGTTGTAGCATTCCTTGCGGCATTGAGATAAGCCAAGGGCTGCTAGAAGCAACCAGCGAACAGACGAACCTGCCTGATATTACTGGCTACATTATTTCTGTTAACCGCGGGACAACGATAACCAACCTTCAGACCGTAAGTGAACCGCCATAAGGTGCCAAAATATGCAAGAGAATTTGACGTTGCTAGGGACGCTTTTAACTGGCATGACCGCTATGGGCGGCGCTGTTGGGATGCTGTGGCGGCACGTCGAAAAGCTGCACAGCGAAGCCATGGCCAGGATGGATAAAACAACCGAGCGCATCGAGCATGAGCTGAAAGACTGCCAAGCGGACAGGGTAAAGTTGTGGGAGCATATTACAAAGACGCAGGAGAATAATTAAGTGAGTACCCAAGCGTTAATAGATGAACTGCGTAAGCCGCAGTATCAAAGCATGAGCGACGCCGAAGCGGCAGCGGCGGTGAATGCTAAAACCGTAGCGATCCGGCAACTGGTACCCAACTGGAAGATTAAACAGACAGCAATTTTGTCTGGCTACTGGGCCGCAGTTAAATCCGGCCAGTTGTCGGCCAACACGATTGCAGCCGGCCTGTGCGTGAGTGTTATCGACTGGGTAACAGACCCAAAGATTGAAAGCACAGACATGGACATACCAGGCGTGCAACAGATGATAGACGGTCTGCTTACGTTTGGGTTCATTACAAGTACACAGGCTAATGACCTCGATGCACTGGCAGATGCAACGGTTAGCTGGACATCTCAGAACGGCTTGCCAGAAATCGGCATCGGCTTAGTAATCAACGCACGCAAAGAAATCAACGCAGGAGAATAACAAGTGGCAACCGGAAAAATTAATTACGCAACAGCATCCGACCTTTCGATGACGCTAGCTAGCTTGGCAAGTGATACCAACTTGCTGGCTGGTCAAGAGTCGAGTGCAGTGGATAACACCGTTGATGGTCGTCGTGATTACTGGGTTAGTGGCAAAGTGATGACTGGCACTTCGCCCACGGCAAGTCGATCCATTCAAGTATGGGCCGTAGGGGCTATGGACTCATCGGGTTCACTTTGGCCAACTGTTTTCGACGGGACGAATTCCGCAGAGACCATACCACTTGCAGAAATCAAAAATGCTGTTTGTAAATTCGTTGCTGAGATGGCAACAACATCAACAAGTAATCAGCAGTATGATTTTGGGCCGGTGCTGATTTCTTCGGTCTTTGGTGGAAGCGTTCCGGCCCGGTGGAGTCTATTTATTACGCACAATACAGGAGTTGCTTTGAACGCAACTTCAGGCAATCACCAGATTAGAATTCAACCTGAATTTGACACGGTGTCTTAATGTCGAGTCGTGACTTAGCCAACTTGAAAAACGGACTCGTAGCAGCGTGGATACCCAGTTTGGGCGCGACTGGGTATCGGCTCGTTGATAGAGTTGGAAGTAATCACGGTGTGCTCACCAACATGGATGCTGCCAGTGATTGGGTGGTGAGCAATAACAATCTAGCGTTAGATTTCGATGGGACAAGCGATTATGTGAATTTGGGAGCAAACCATAATTTTACAGGAGCCTTCAGTTTCTCAATTTGGGCAAATTTGCGAAGCAAAACCGGATATAGATTAATTTTTACTAAGTCTGATTTTGGATCGACACCGAACAAAAGAGAGTTTCTGTTTTATGTATCAGGAACCGATCTTACGCCTACTGATTCTCTTGCGTTTGTGATAATGAATCCAACCAGTTTTGCCAATCGCATTGGTCGAAGCTTGCCTAATGCAAGTATCCCACTAAATCAATTTACGAATTTTATTTGCACCTACACTGGCAACGGCGCAAATAGCGGAATAGCCATCTATATCAACGGAGTTAGGTCAGATACAACCGATCAGAATTTAGGAACTTTTACAGGTGTAGTCACCCAAACAACACCCTTAGCTATAGGAACGGATTTCAACAACTTTCCAACGCTTGGTAATCAAGCAGATATGATTTCCGACGACATCCGCATTTATAACCGCGCACTTTCCGCGACCGAAGTTTCCCTCCTCTCCAAAGAGCGTGGCATCGGTTTCAAAACATCCTCCCGCACTTCTTCCGCCTTCGCTAAACGCTACGCCTACAAACCTCCGAAAGATAAAACCTACGCAGCCATAACCCGCAGCCAATCGGACTACGATTCGCTGAGAGAAGGCCTCGTCTTAGCCATCTGCCCAAGCGTAAGCGGAGCAACGGGGTATCGGGCGGTTGATGTGTCAGGCAAAAACAATCACGGTACACTTCAGAATATGACTCCCGAGGACTGGGTTCCGAGTGGCGGGGCGTTAAGTTTGGATTTCGACGGATCGAATGATTATGTTTCAATTCCAGAATACGGAACCAGTGTCCCGTTGACGCAGGACTTTGGAATTTCATGTTTTATTAAAACTAGCAGAACAATAATTCAAACAATAGCTAACAATAGGCCTTTAGCTGGCGGTTCCACTAACGGTAATGTTTTTTGGTTGTCTAGTAATTGGTCTGCCTCTGGACAAATAGCTTTTCAAATTTTCGGTGGAACAGTTGCGAACCCAACCAGCTATGGCTTTCAATTTGGTTCAGATTGGGATGGATTACAAACTACTGGCGTAGATTGTTCAGACGGAAAGTGGCATCACGTTTTCGCTTCGCGGGTAGGCAGTATTGGCGAAATTTGGATAGACGGTGTTTTAAATGCAACCGCAAGCAATACATTGCGTCTGCTTGATTTAGGTAAACCGCTATTCATTGGCTACAACGTGCGCGACTTGAACACACCGTACTTAGGGCAAATTGATGATGTTCGATTCTATGCACGAGCGGTGCGACCAGCAGAAATCCGCCGCCTAGCATCCGGTCGCGGAGTTGGACTAAAGCCAACATCACCGAAATTTAACTACCTCGAAACCCGCGAGAAAACCTACAGCGTCATTGTCAAGTCGCAGCAAGAGCATAGCTCGCTGTCCGAAGGCTTGGTTGGTGCGTGGTGTCCATCACTCGGTGCAAGTGGCTATCGCCTCGTTGACCGCAGTGGTTACGGCAATCATGGGACTCTCACCAATATGACCAGCGAAGATTGGGTTGTTAGTGGAGGGGCAGGAGCGTTAAGATTTGAAAATAGTTTAGATTACGTTTCCGCAAACAATACGCTTTCAATCACAAGTGCGACATTTGCTGTTTCTTTATGGTTTTTAAGGACAGCAGTTCAAGATTTTCCTAGACTTATAGATATTGGTGATGGCACAAATACATTTCAAATAGTTTTAGATGATGCAATTGCTGGTGGTGGTAATGGAATGATAAATACCAAGCATACGCAATGGCAGTCTGGAATATCAGCAACAGCGTGGTTTACGCATTCATCTAATGTCTGGTATCACGTGTTCGCTAATGTCAATTCGACTATTAGTTCCGTAGATTTGTTTGTAAATGGCACGAAGCAAACTGGAAATGCTGCAAATAATGTTGGGGCTGGAGCATCGACAACTTCTGTGCTTTTTGGTATTCGCAGAGATTTGAACGGTCAAACAGACTTCAGCGGCTATTTGGACGACATCCGCATTTACAATCGCGTTCTTACCCCTCCCGAAATCCGTCTCCTTGCATCCCGTAGAGGCATCGGACTACAACCACGACCCAAACAATTTACCTTCTACCAATTCCCAAGCGGCAGCAAACGCCGACGAATCTTAACGGGGATGCCTTAATGCAACTTTTGAAACAATCCACGACCGCAACCGTAACAGTCGGGCCTGTGCTAGATGCCGATGGTGTTGCCGTGACAACCGCAGTGCTTGCCGATTTCTCAATTGCCAAGAATGGTTCAGTGGCAACGCTGACGGGTGCAACGGTCACGCATTCGACAAATGGGTACTACACAGTTGCACTGACGACTGGCAACGTGGATACGCTGGGACGGTTAGATTTGATTGTGAACAACTCCGCGATGAGTATGAGCAACCATCGTTATGATGTGCTCGTTGCTGCGACCTACGACGCGATTGTAACCAATGGAATTGCAACGAGTGCCCAAGCAACTGCGATCCAAGCAGACACAGACGACATTCAAACGCGCATTCCAGCGGCACTTGTAAGCGGTCGCATGGATGCAAGCGTAGGGGCAATGGCGAGCAATGCGATAACAGCGGCAGCACTTGCAACCGATGCAGTTGATGAAATCGTTGACGGTGTTTGGGATGAGGTGTTGACCGGCGCAACGCACAACGTAGCAGCATCAGCAGGCCGGAGGTTAAGGCAACTAGCATCCGTGATTGTTCACAGTGGTACGGCGCAAGGTGCAGGAACTGGAAATAATCAGATTCAGTTTGATACAGGTGCAAGCTCAATCAATGGTGCGTACGATCCTGGCCTAGTGTATATCGAAACTGGAACGGGGGCAGGACAAACGAGACTCATCCTTCAGTACAACGGCAGCACGAAAGTTGCAACTGTTGACCGTGACTGGCGAGTGAATCCAGACAATACTTCTGAGTTCGTTATCCTCGGTGACGCAGGCCGCGAAAGCGTCAACGAAGGTTTGGCACAAGCAGCGACGACAACAACGATAACGCTTAACACAAGTGCCTCGACTAGCGACGATGCTTACAACGGGCAGCTAGTCTTTATTCGCAGCGGTACAGGTCAAGACCAGATTGCACTTGTCGAGGATTATGTTGGCTCGACCAAAGTTGCGACGATACGCACGCGATCCGCCAACGGTGAATGGGCAATCGTGCCAGATACAACGAGTGCCTATGTGATGATTCCAAACCTGACTTGGACTATTGTGGAAATGCAAGCGGGGCTGGCAACGTCGAGCGGCGTTACAAGTGCATTCACGGAGATTAAGGGAGCAGGTTGGAGTTCGGCAACGGATACACTCGAAAAGATTAGCGACGCCTCGGGCAGCGGTGGGGCAACTGTGATTGTTAGCCCACTATCTGCCCAGGCGCCAGAGCGAGTAGTAGGCACAACCATTGACATCGCAGTTGGGGATCGCAGCCCAGTCAGTGTAGATGTGTTCGATGCTAACGATGTGGCTGTTGACCTATCAGCCCAGGGTAATCTAGAAGTGTGTATTGAAAGCCGAAACAATACCGACCTACAAGTAGTGGCGCATGCGAGCATAACGATAGGCGGCACAGGTAACAGGCGAGCAACCTGGACGCCTAACGCAGCTGCTGTAGCAACCGTTGATAAGCATCGCTGGAGCCTACGCACGGAGAGCGCAAAGAAGGTGTTAGCCTACGGGCCATGGGTAGTGTCCAGAGTGGCTCTGAAGGACGCCTAGGGGGTCTAAAAGGTACTCCGGCGGGCAATGTTAACGGAAGCG